TTGAAATCGATCTGGCCATCCGCCATTCTTTCGAAGGAAAGAGTGGCCCTGGTCAGATGGAGCGACACAACGTGGACCTCAAGTATACGACTTTTGATGGTGAGGGTAACCCCATCATCAGACAGACGTACACTGTGATCCGTTCGCCGCGTGGCGTCGACGCTGATCTGTCGAACAAGGCGACAATCGGGCTTAACGCCTGGTTGACGACCAATGTCGCAGCGATTAGTGGCTGGCGTTCCTAGTAATAGGAACAACAACCTCTTGTAATAGAGTCTAGGGGGACCAGCGCTAGGAGACCCATTCTCATGGATCGTAATAGCCTGGTTAGTCACCTCAAGGGTTATCTGGAAGCGATGTCTCACGACATTGCCTACAGCTACCGCTCGAAGAAGGATTGGGCGAGAGACTTCTCGCGCCTCAGTTCTGAACTGGTTGGAAGAGGATCTAGGTTGTTGACCCTCGACTTGCCAGCCCTCGTCAAGCACTTTGATCGGTGCTTGGATCGTGGTCTGTACACTCCTTCAAGGCTAGCCCTAGGGCGAGCGAAGAAGGGGACACAAACTCCTCTACTTCTAGGGGACTTGTATCTACAGATTTTCGATACCGAGGGAAAGCTTCGGGATGCTCCTAGCATTGATGCAATCAATTGCATCCGTGCTCTCGGGCTGGGGTTAAAGAAACTCCGACTCAAGTTCTCAGAAAGGAGCCTTCACGGTGAACTTAATTCGTTCATCGCGATCGAGCGCGATATTCGTCCGCCGTCTCTTGATTGGGACGGCGACGATCTTTGGAATAGGCCTTACTCTGTTGATTCAGGCATGCAGCCTGATCTCTTCGGAGACAAGGGTCGGGGCGACCCAACCCGTGGTCAAGGAGACCAAGGAGGTAAGCGAAAGCTCCACCTCCAAGATCTTCGAGACGAGGCATGTTCCGGTGGAGGGATCGTAACTGATTCTCTCCTGGCGATCTGTCAGAATATCTTTGATAGGTCGTCCGCTCAGCTTGGCGACTTCAGTAATGAAGCCGACTTGCTACCGAAGCATGGTCCGGGCGCGACCGCGGAAGGGAGTCGATTTGTAAACAAATTCGATGACCTTTCGTGGCCGCGTAAGTTAGACAAGATGTACCCGTCAGACCGTTACATACTACCCACTCTTGGGTGTGGTAACACTGACAGCTATTCAGCCTTGTCCCGGAGTGAACCTCCGGCCAGACTGATCGCGGTTCCAAAGACACAGAAAGGCCCACGGCTTATTGCCGCGGAGCCGATCTGCCATCAATGGATCCAGCAGCTGATTAAAAACCAGCTTGAAGTGGCCATTTCGTCTACGTGGTTGGGGAATTGCATCTCTTTTAGGGATCAATCCCTTTCCCGCAGTATGGCGAAGGCCGGCTCGATCGATGGAAGTTATGCCACCATTGATCTCAGCTCTGCTTCAGACCGCCTATCCTGCTGGCTAATTGAGCGTGCTTTCCGAACCAACATATCCTTGTTGGAAAGGTTGCACGCCTGCAGGTCTAGGTGGATAGCTTATAAGCCC